CCAACACTTCCTCCTCCATTTACCTCGCTTATAAGTCTAGGCATTAGTTAGCAGTCTCCAACACTGATAGAAGAACTTTGAGAGATGAATTAGCACCAGCACTTGCCTTAATGGAGTCATTGGTTTGAAGAACCAACTTACCATCAAGGGGTACATAAGCATCACTCACAGGCACAGAGGCATCTTTAATAATCTCAGTGGTTGTGCTACTTCTCACATGAGACATGGTGAATGTGGTTGCTGATGAAGCAACATTGGTTACATGAGCATATAATACAATTCCTGTATAACCTGTGGGTGCTGTATATACTGTTTGATCTGAGGTTGTTAAAACAATAGTCTCTGTCTTAAACCTATTGAGTGCTAATTGTGCCATTTAACTAAGTGCTAGAATGAAGGGGGTCATTTCTGAGAACAAACTCTTGGAGAATGCTCTACCACTGATTGTTCCTGTTGCCTGATTGATTTGCAAATCATCACCAATTCTGAAGTTACCAGACTGGTCTGTGCTGGTATATATCACTCTGCCTCCATTTTGACTGACTGCTTCATTTGCCTGGATTGTTACTCCTCCTCTCTTTGGAGTAGCACCAGTGATTGTATTTCCAGAACCAATATATTCAAATGTGTGGGAACTTGCAACAATCTTACTTTGTTGGAAGAAGTATGCAGTAGACCCTACCCCAACAGTATTGAACAAGTTTTCAGCAAGGGTTAATGTAGTAATTCCAGAGGATATGGGTGTAGCACTATTTATTGTGAAATAAGTATCTGACATCACTGCTGTTGCAGTGGCAGTTGTTCCTGAATCAGGGGCAGAAATGGTGATTGTGGCAGTGCCTGTGTACTGACTTCCACTACTAATAATATCAATTGATGTAACAACACCACCCTCTATGGTTGCAAAGGCAGTTGCAACCTCTCCATTTGGTCCTGAGGGGGTTGAAACAGTGACTGAGGGGGTGGAAGTATATCCACTTCCTCCACTAGTAATTGTGATTGATTCTACTGACTTGAAAAGAGTGTCAAAGAAAACAACCTGACCATCATATGGTCTTGTGGTAACACCACCAACATTTACAATTACTGAATCTTGACCAGCAGCAGCAGATGTGGTCACTATGCCTGTGAACTGTTGATCACTTACGCCATCAGCAATAAGACCAAATGTACCAAAACTACAATTGCTATTGGCAACATCAGCCTGACCACCTTTGTGAACAGTGATTGCTTTATCACAGCAGATTGTAAACACTGAGACTAATTGAGCATAACCCTCATTAGTTACAGCAACACCAACACCACCCTGATTATATTGGGTGAAGGCATCAACATTCATTGACTTAGTTTTTTCTGCCTTGTCACCATCAATTAAAACACCAATGCCTGTGGTTGTGTCACTTGTACAATTTTGAATGTATGGACCTTTCCATTTACCACCACCAACATTAGTAGCACCACCAGTTGGGAAAGCAACAGCAGCTGCTGGATGAACATGACCAGAGAAGGTCATATTTGCCAATTTACATCCTTTGTTAACATGGAACAAATCCTGTGTGGTGTTATTTGGAAGAACCTTTACAGTCCTTAGATCATCACCAACAATTGCACTAAATGCTGGAAGTTCTATTGGATTATTTTCCACATAGTTTCCAGACAATACCTTAATTACAGATCCAGTATTTGCAATACTTACTGCACCAGCAATGGTCAATTTAGCATTATCAATTGATGTTCCATTATTGGTATCATCACCATCCTTGGCAACATAGAAAACATTAGGAGCAGAGTTAATACCTGTAGCAGATGCATTGATTGTTACATTACTGCCAAGGATAACTTGACTGTTTGTGATAGTAACAATACCAGTGGTGACAGTATTGTTGTCACCATCAATGGTTACAGATGATTCACCAATAGTGAGGATGCCTGTAATTCTTGCATCACCACGTACAAGCAGAGCAGTTGTTGCTGTTCCTGTGTTTACCTCAACTCCACTTCTGAATGTAGAAAGACCAAGTGAGTCAATACGAACAACATCATCATATGTAATTGTGCCACCAACATTGACATTTCCAGTTGCTTCAATGTCTCCAATGACATGCAGTGAAACACCTGCTTTTGCAGTTGTTGTATTGATACCAACAGACTTGACAGTATGAATACCAACTGAGTCAATACCCCAGGTTCCTGCAGCACCTACAGAACCTTGAATCTTGGAACTATCAATACCAACCCATTTAGATGTTGAGGCATTGTAGATAAGAAGTTGATTATCAGACCCATCAAAAGTGACATCATCAAGATCTTTGATGAATCCTGCTCCACCACCACCCATAGTGGAAAGTTGAGTTTGAATCCTGTTTATAAACAACCTGTAGTGTTTAGACAGGTCATCAAGTGTGGCAAATTTTTGATCAAGAGGTGTTAGTGGATCAGTTTGTCCACCAGCAGTTTCTCTTTCATTGGGAGGTTCATTAAGCAGACCCTCAGTAAGAGTTTTTTGCTGCTTTTTAATTACAGTTGCTATCTTATAGAGTTCAGTAACCAGATCTTTAAGATCAGTCTTTACATTTTTAACCTCAACTTGAAGTTTTTTTATATCTTTATCATAATATTTAACTTCTGGAAGAGAATTAAACTTTTGGTCTACTTCTTCTCTTAAATCAGTGTAAAAAGAGATGATTTTCTCATCTGTCTTGATACTTTCATTCTCAATAGACTTTATTTGTTCTTTTAAAGTCTGTTTGAGTTTATTCTGCTCACTTAATATTGCTTTTTTTAGTTTTCTATCATCATCTTTAAATTCTTTATGATGATCATAGACTCTGAGGGTCATTTCCCTCAGTTCTTTGTAGATTTTGTCCTTTGTTTCAGTTAATCTGGTGTTTGTGGAGTCTAAATTCTCAGAGATAGTCTTTGAATCTACTCTTTGCTCAAAATCTTTGGTCTCAATAGTCTCATTTAGTTCAGATACCCTTGAATCAATAGTGTCTTTAATTATATCAAGGTGTGTTTGAACCTTTTTGAAGTCATCATCAATAACTCCAAAGGTTTTTCCAATCCAAGAGAAGTCTGGGACCTCATTTACCTCATTGACCCACTTTGGGAAGGTTGGTATATTTTCATTTACCTCTTCAATCCTTGATTTTAGAACATCAAGGTCATTTTCGTAGTATTTTACCTCAGGAAGAGATTCAATTTCTTCCTTAATTCTTGAAATTTTGTTATAAATTAACTCAATATCACCTTCATAGTACCTGATTTCAGGAATTTCAGGGATTTTTTGCTCAATTTCAGTTAATTTTTCCTCAAATTGCTCATTTTGTGCCCTTAAGTCATAGATTTTATCACTTTTAAGGTCATATTGTGAAAAATTATCAGAAATTTCTGCAATTTTTTCACTTATTTGAGCAATTTCTTCATCATATGACTTAATTTCTGGGATTTCAGGTATTTCTTTTCTTACATCATTGACTAATTTGACCAGTTCTCCCCATTCTGGTGCTTTTATGACGTCAATAACTTCTGCAAATGTGTTTCCATTTGCATCTTCAATGGTTTGATCCTCTTCAAGAGGTTGTTGGGTTATATAATCTTCTACAGATGGTAATTCTTTCTCTTCTTCAATAAAATCTTTATAAGAGGGAAGCTTACTATCCTCTAGATAAT